ACGCGAGACCTCTTGTCATGGCGAGCCTCCCTTTTGAAGTTTAAGCGCCGTGCTTGGGCGCTTCCGATGGCGGCAGCGCGAGGAACGCCGCAAGCTCGGGATCGTCGTCGATGATGGGCGTCGGGTCGAAGCCCTCGATGAACGAAGTGGCTGCCGAGACGATGATGCCGCCCTCGCGCAGCACATAGTAGGGGATGCCTTGAGCCATCAGTCGAACCTCCCGCGTGTGTCGATCCAGCCGTAAGTGTCGACATAGATCGTGTTGGTGGTGCCGCCGCCCGTGACGTAGCGCAGTTGCCCGAGCGCATCGGACATCACCGAGAAGAACGCCGACCCCTGCTGGCCGCTGGGCACGCCGATCACGCCGTTGTTCTGGCCGGTGGTGCCCGGCGTGAGCACGTCGATAAAGAACGGCCCCGACGCGTTGCTGGCGTTCATGCGGCCCTGCACCATCACCGGCAGCGGCGGCACGCTCATGCGCACGTTGATCGGGCTGGTGGCCGACAGGTTCATGTTGGAGATGTCGCGAATGGCGGTGAGCCACAGGCCGAGATCGCCGATCTGCAGGTAGGGGATGATCTGGCTCGAAGCGTTGGTCTTGATCGACCACAGGCGGCGGAAGACGCCCGCGCCGGCCGGCTTGTGGGACGCCAGCGGATCGGTGTCGAAGAACACATCGACCGCGCCCGCAATCGCCGTCGCGATGACGTGATACCAAGTGTTCGCCGCAACGGCGAGGCCCGGCCCCATGCCGCCCGCGCCGGTGCCGGCGGCCCACGCCACGTTGATCGACTTTCGCAACTGCGCCGGCAGATTGAGCATCGCGCCGTTCAGGTTGTCCGAGCACGAGCCCTTGTTGATGTCGAGCACGGTGAGCGGCGTCGTGCCGTCGTTGGCAGTCTGCAGGCCGCTGATCAGCCCCGGCACCAGGGCGGCCGAGGCGGCGTTCGATGACGAGATCGTGCCGTCGCGATTGAACTGCAGCCACTGCTGCTCGACGCCGGCATCGTTGTAGACGCTGAAGCGCAGCGCGCCCGTGGCGGCGGTGACGGTCGCCCGCCACGCCTTTTGATCGATCGGATTGCCGGTGGCGTTCCACCGCACGCTCGGATTGGCTGCCGCCTGGGCGAGCAGGTTCGAGGCGGTGAGCGTGCCGCCGCTCGACGCGCTGAAGGCGACCGCGCCGGTCGTGGTGTCGAGCGTGAACACCGGCACGTCGCCCACGGTCGGTGAGACATACCATTCCAAAATCCAGGCACTCGCGCCGCCGCTGTCGTTGATCCACAGCATGCCGGGCACGACGTAGGCGGGGCGGGTCGCGCCGCGATGCAGCGACAGCAGCGCGTCACGCCACTGGTTGAGGAAGTCGGCAAGCTCGACGCCGTCCACGACATAGGGGTCCATCGTTCCCCAATCGAACTGGCTCATAGGGTCTGCCCCGCTTTTTGCTTTGAAGGTTGAGGCTAGGCGTGCCCGCCGTAGCCCTGGACGAAGTAGTCGATGCTGCCGCCGGCCACCGCCGCGCCGGCTGCGTTGCGGTTCTCGACGCGGAAGTGATCGCGGTCGCTCGCGACGATGACGATGTTGCCGCCCGGCGACAGGCTCTGCCGCGCGGTGAGTTGCACGGTCGGCGTGACGAGGAAGGGCGCGGCGTATGTCACCGTCAGATGGCCAGTGCCATCGAGCGGCGCGTCGCTGCCCTGCACCGAGCGCAGCGGCACTTCGATCAGCACGCCGGCCCGCACCGCGCGCATGGTCGTCTGCAGGTCGTAGAGCGCGCCCACCATGCGCCACTTGAAGGCTTGCCCGGTGATCACGGTCGACTTCAGCGGAAACCAGTCGGCATAGGTGACGCCGTCCTGGCTCACCGCCGCCTCGATGTGGCCGTCCCACGCCTTCGAGCTTCCCGACGCGAGCGGCTGCGCCATCGCCAGCGGTATCCACGTCGACATCGAGTTGTGCGCGCCTTGCGCCAGCGGCACTTGCGACGCGAGCGGCTGCCAGCGCGCCATGACGACGCCGAGGTATGTGCCATAGCCCTCGACGTAGCCGGTCATCGTCACCAGCGTCGACGCGCCGAGATCGAAGCCCGCGTCGAAGGCATAGATGCCGATGCGCGTCGGCGTCTGATTGAGCACCAGCGCGCGGTCGCCGGGGAACACGCCGGGCGGCACGGCTTCGGGCGCGGCCGGCGGCGGCAGCCAAAGCTCGGCGAGATTGTGATGCCACAGCGTGCCGGGATCACCGGCCCAGGTGGGCTCCTGATGCTCGTCGAAGAAGATCGAGGTTTCGGTTTGCTGCGGATCGAGGATGGCCTCGGCCCACTCGTCGCTTTCCTGCCCGAGGCTGTCGATGGTCTTGATCATGAACGTGCCGGCGCGGGTCGGCGTGTTGGTCTGCGTCGTGTTGTAGTCGACCTGGGCGATGCTGGTGGTGGCGCGCTCCCAGGTCGCGCCCGTCAGATTAGAAGTCCACTTGATCCAGTAATAGGCGACATCGACTTCGCCGGTCGCCGTCCAGATCAGCGTCGAAAGGTTGCCGCCTTGCGGCGTGATGTAGAGCGCGGTCGGCGCGAGCGGCTTGGCGGTGAGCCCGACCGGCGTGAAGTCGTATTCGACGATGGCCGAGCGGCGGCCGATATTGTCGAAGGCGCGGATCAGGACTTGCCACGGCCCCTGGCTCATCGCCGGCACGTCCTGCGTGACGCCCGAGACCAGCGCGAACTTGCGGTATTCGCCGCGCGGCCCTGACATCTCCAGCATGTAGTTAGAGACGCGCGGATCATGCGACGCCGTCCACGAGATGATGACGCCAAACTGCACGATGCCCGAGGCGTCGCGGTAGATGTACTCGGTGTCGTTGATGTTGGTCGGGCCGATCAGCGGGCCGGTCGGCAGCAGCGAGAAGGGCGGCTCAGGTTCGAGCCAGCCATAGTCGACATAGTCCCACTTCTGATTGTGATACTCGGTCGCCGTCACCTGATATTTGCCGCCGCCGGCATCGGAGATCGAATTGACGCGCCACGACGTCGGCAGCACGACGCCGCCTTCGCCCATGAGCCACACCGAGCCGGCCGGGATGCCGGCGGCCGGCTTGCCGTTGACGCGAAGCTGGTCGCCGCCGAGCACCGCGACCACGGTAAGCGAGATCAGGCGCGGCGGGTGATCAGGCGTCGCCGCCGAGCCGACCGTGACGTAGATGCCCGCGCCGACCCAATTCACGTCAGCCACCGGCATCGCATCGAGCGTGATGGTGTCGCCGTCCAGATCATCGAGCAAGCGCCCGGCGAGGCGCGCGCCAGCGATGCCCGGATCACTGATCTGGATCAGGTCGCCGGGGCGCATGTCGGCATTTTCCAGGCCGACTGAAAATGACACCACTTCGGTCTCGAATTGCGATGTGTAGATGAACCAGCGCCCGACGCGGATGGCCTGGCTGCGCGAGGTGCAGCCGAACGCCTGCTGCTGCGGCGCTTCACGATAGCCCTGCTGGGCGACCAGCGTGGCGTCCTGCACAAGCTCGACGGCGGCGGAATACTTGTCATCGGGATCGTTCCAGCCGACCGGCACGGCCGTCCAGCGCGAGCGGATGTCGGTGCCGGCGTAGTTGAACAAGCCATTCTCGACGTCGGCCGGGCCGAAGATGCGCGAGGGCTGGGCGACGAGCCGGTCCTGCACGAGGAAGATCGTGCCGTTGGCGAAGTAGAGCGTCGCCAGCATCGACGAGGCGACGGCCTGCAGAACCTGCCACGCGTCCTGGCGCGTGTTGATCACGCAGTTGCACGTCCAGCGCTGCTCGATGCCGCCTTTGCCGTCGCTCACCGGGTTGTCGTTGTATTGCTGCGCCTCGTAGAACGACCACTTGTCGACGGCGCTCGCATCGATGTCGCGGCCGACGCCCCAGCGCTCGTTGACGATCAGGTTGTAGAGTATCCACGCCGGGTTGTTGGTCCACTGGATGTAGAAGCTTCCATCCCAGTCGCCGCTGTCGGCGTGAGTGCGCCCGTTATAGGACGTCGGCAGTTGCACCATGATGCCGTCGAGCAGGTAGGAGCGCTGCGGCAGGTTGGGAAATTCCTGAGCATCGACGGTGAGCGCGATCACGCACGTGTCGTCGTAGGAAATCTGGCCGTCGATCACCTCGGTGTAGGACGACCAGACCAGATCGTTCTGCGTGCCGGTCACGTCGTTGAAGTCGAGGCGCGTGATGCGGATGTTGATACTGGTGGTCGCCGGCGCGCTGTGGTCGGCGGTGAGATAGACCAGCACGGAATGGAAGTAGGGCGACATCGTTTTGCCGTCGCCGATGCGCTCGGTGACGTAGTTGGTCCAGAAGCCGCCATCGATCTGCACGTCGAAGGCATAGCCGACGCTCGCCGGGATGACGTCGCCGTCGCTCTCCTGCGTGTACATCGCCGGGATTTCGAGCGTGTAGCGCACCGAGGTGATCCTGGGGTCGCTCAGGCTGCGCACGATGGGGTCGAGGTAGATCGTCTTGACGCCGACCGTGAACTCGCTCTCGGAAATCGGGAAGCCGCGCAACGGGTCTTGCGATGGATAGCCGTAGCGAAAGTCGCCGTCGCGGATGCCGAAGTTGAAGTTGCCGGCGGCGTCTTGAATGGGCGTGTCGTCGAGATAGACGCTGTTCCAGAACGGGCCGCCATAGCTCTGCGAGTGCATGCCGGCGACGACGCCCTCGCTCAGCACTTCGAGCACGCGCGCGGTCGACAGCGAGACGAGCGTGTTGGGGCTCGTGGTCGGCTGGTGCGGCGTGGTCGGTGATGCGCCGCCGCCGCCCTTGCCGCCGCCCTTGCGCGCAACGGGCAGGCCGCGCGGATCGGCAATGCGGTGGGAGGGCAGCGCGCGTTTCATCCGATGTCCTGATTGTTGATCGAGGCCGAGACCACGACGCTGCCCGTCAGGTGCGTGCCGAACACGAGCGGCACCGGGCCGCCCTGGACGCTGTTGTTGGTGACGCCCTGGAAGAAGAACGATGGCCGATCCTCGGGCCGCGTCGCCATGTCGGTCGGCTGCTGGCCGGGCTGCACTTGCGGCGTCGGCGTGAGCATGGCGGCGACGCCCGTCAGCACCATGCCGACGCCGACCATTGCAATCGCGCCATAGGACACGCCGAGCGCGCTGGTTGCCGCCAGCCCGGCGGCGAGCGACGCGCCGCCCGTGAAAGGCGAGGCCACGACAGCCGCCGCGATGATGGCCACACCGGCGATGATGCTGAAGGTGCCGGTGTCGCCGCGCGGCTGCGTGGCGGGCACGATGTGAAGCTCTTGTGCCCCGAGGTTGATGTTGAGTTGCGCCAGCGGGATCGCGTTGTCGATGCGCGGTCGACCGACGATGACGCGCCAATATCCCTCGCGGATGGCTTGGCGAAAGCCCGGCCGCAGCACGGTGAGCGCGCGCATGGCTTCGGCGGGCGAATGGATGTCGAGGCGAAAGTGCCGGCCGAAGCGGCGGCCCAGCGCGCCGTAGAGATGCACGTCGCGGATCATGCGCGCCTCACCGCCACGACGGCGTGGCGCACGAAGCGGAGGCGCGGCACCAGCGTCGAGAGCCGCGTCGGGTCGACGGCGCGCTGGCCTGAGGCGTGGTGCAGCAGCAGGTCCTTGTCGACCACCAGGGCGGCGTGCATCGGCACCTTGTAGTTGAAGGCGAACAGCAGCCCGTCGCCCTTCTGCGTTGCCTCGGCGATGGGGATTTTGACGAAGCCGGTCGCCTCGAAATTGTCGGCGTAGAAATTGCGCCCGTGCGTCCACCACTCCCAGCCGCGCGGCCACTCGTCGAGATCGACGATGCCCTGCTCGCGATACCAGTCGCGCACGAGGCTGTAGCAATCGTGCACGCCGTGGCGGAAGCCCCGGCCGAGCAGCGGCGCGCGGCCGAGCGTGTCGCCCCAGCAGAAGCAATCGTAGAGCGGCAGGCACATCACCACGAACGGGATGCCGAGTTGCTTCTGGTAGATCATGTCCTGCTCGGAGGGCACGCCGAGGCCGTCCGGGTGGCTGTGAAAGAAGACGTCGGCCTGAGCCACGCGCAGGAGCGCGTCATCGCTCAGCAGCACGTCGTGCTCAGGCGTTGCCGAGACATTGTCGAGGCGTTGGTATGCGCCGCCCGTGACGATGCCGGCGGCCTCGCCTGGATAGACTTCGGCGGCGTGAGTGTAGGCGGCCTCGGCGATGTCGTGCGTCCACTGCTCGGGGAACGGCGGCGACAGCGGCGACAACTCGCGGCGGTTCGGCAGTTGCATCATTTGACCTTTCCGACGCCGGGGAAAAAGCGTGCGGGCAGCGCCGACCAGCGGCCGAAGCGCAGCACGCAGCCGTTCATGCTGCGCGAGCACTGGTCGTGCAGCGGGTCGGCGGGCGTGTCGACCGGGTCCCAGAAGCCGCTGCCCGTATAGGGGCAGGTCGCCTTCGAGTAGTTGAAGCCGCCGATGTTGGCGTCCCAGAAGCGGTAGGAGTGCTGGCAAACGTCACGCAGGATTTGCCGGCGCGGGATCTGCGCGCCCTCCTGATCCATGCGCGACGAGAGCTTGAAGGTGATCTGCCCGGCATCGTGGCTCACCTTCTGGGCCACCACGAAGACGTCGCGCGTGATGTAGGCATTAGGATCGGGGCTCGACCCGTCGTCGAGGAAGCGGCGCAGCGTCAGCAGGCGCGTGACCTGCGCGCCGACCAGCCCGTTGTAGGTAGCGAGCAGCGTGTTGCCCGCGCCGAAGAGGTTGCTAAGCGAGATCGTGGGGTTGGGCAGCGTGCCCTTGCTGGTCATCTCGAAGCCCTGAGCGGCGACCGGCATCGGAAAATACTGCTGGCCGCCCCACATGATCACGGTGTCGAAGTCGCTGGCGCTGGTGAAGTAGTGCGTCGGGCCGTTCATGAACGACGTGTCGAGTTGGAACAGCGTGAGCAGTCCCTCGGTGACGAGCGGGCTGGTCATGGCGAGATCGGCTGCGGATTGAACTGCTGCACGAAGGTCGCCTGGAAGATGCCGACAATGCCGTTGTCGAGGTTCTTATCGGTGATCGAGGCCGCCCAACTATCGGCGGTGACGAACACGTCGACGGTGCTGTCAGGCGGCCGCATCCAGAAGCCCGCCGCCGCATTGGCCTTGAGAAATTGGTCGAACGTGCCGAGCTCATCGAGCGAGGCGAAGGGGAACGACAGCGACCACGTCGGCCGCGCCGGATTGAGCCCGCGCGTGGCGCGATGATTGTAGCCGTCCCCGAAGCTCACGACATCGACAGCCAGCGCGGTGCTGCGCGCCGCGCCCGGCATCGCGCACCACGGCCAAAACGGTGTGTTCGCCATCACTAGCTCCGACGTTGATAGAGCGTGCCGCCTGGGCGCTGCTCGTTCTGGATCACGCCGACGACCGCTGCTTTGACGCGCCGGCCGAATTCGAGGGCCTGGCTCGGGTTGCTGGTGCCGCCGCCGTTGCCGCTCATGTCGACGTTGACGGTGACGCTGCCCGCGCCGCTGGTCTGGCTGTTCGGCACGATGTTGCCGGCGGCGCTCGGCACGAAAAGCTCGGGTCCTTGCTCGCCGACGACGTAGGGCTGGCCAGCGCCGACCGGGCCGCCGCCCGCTCTTGCACCG